AGTTTTTAAGCTGGTTACGCGCTCGCGCTTCCAGCATTTCTGCTACTGAGGACCATTCCTCTTCGTCGCTTTTTTTGCTGTCACAGCCTCCTGCGTCTCAGCGTTCTGCTCTTCGGCAATAAATTCAACCACTTTTGCGATGGCTTTACGAGGAAGATTTTTAGTGTCGTCTAGTTCCCAATCAGAAAGATCTTGCCATTCACCATCAATTAAGCCCTGACCACGAGAACGAATGAAGGCAGTCACCATGCGAGCATTAGTACTCTCAACTGAAGATCCACTGGTGATCATGCTCAAGGTTTCTTCCGTATATTCGGAAAGCAGCTCTGCTTCAGTGATGGAACCACCGCCGCCTTGTAGAAGACCAAAGGCTTCATCAAGAGGAATGTCCTTATCCTTTGCAATGCGCTTGGCTAGTTGCACAGCGCGAATAGTAGCTTGGCTTTGAAGCTTGCTGATTTCTTCCTGCTCGATGGCTTCAGCCACAAGCCAGCCGCCATATTTCTTCATGCGAATTTCAGGCAGAAGCTCAAAATAATCTTCAGTTTTTGTCTGCAGAAGAAAGCTGTATTTGCTCATGATCAAGAACGTTTAACAATGCATTGAACACCTTCACTCTTTCGCTGCTAGAGCGAAATTCTTTGGGCACTTCAACAAGCATTGAATGATTTTCGTTGCTTATTCTAAGCGTCTCTTCTCGGCAAGAAATAAGACACAAGATGCCCACTTCTAGCGAGGCGCCTTCCAGTGCATTATTAATGGCATGCACGGCTTTATCTTCGCTCCAAAGGTAGTCAATATTCACTTGTTTAATGCAGTACGTATGCGAGATCTTAGCTCCTTACTGACATTGCTACCAGCAAAAAGATCACGCTGCTGGAAGATGTCAGTCCATTGCCGTGGCTCCAGATTAGTAGAAAGTCCTTCGTGAACATACCATGCATAGCCCCTGCCTGAGCTGTTTTTTGCGTCCCAGTCCCATGACGCGGTGACATCTGTGCTACCTTGTGTGATTTTAAAACTATCTCTACCACTTCTGTACAAATCGCCTAAATCAAAAATATTACGAGGATCTCTTGCCAGCTCACCGCTCTTTCGCTCTGTTTCCCCAGGATAAGGCCATTTATCTTCCACAAACTGATCGCGAAAATAATCGTTTGCATCAAAGCGAGCCCACGTCTCAAAAGCTTTTGCGAGCTTTGCTTCCAAAAGCTTTGCATTAACAATCGTGCCGCCAATAATGGTTGCGCTCATGGTGCTATTAGATTACGTAGAATCAAATCGGGAATTAAAAAGCGACAGCGTTCGTAAGCCACGTCATTGCCTGGAAAATATCGAGGCGTAGCGTCGGGAAATCGCCTCACCATTCTGTCCATTGCAGTGGCAAGCGTGCCGCTGCTAGGCGTAAACTGCGTGAGAATCACTTCCCACACTTGACTCACTTTTACAGTGCCTCCCAGCGGAGAACGAGGATTTAACTGGGGAAACTCTCGCATTGCCACTTCAAGCCCCTTAGCCTTCCATTCATTAGGCACACTTTGCCTGCCCACCACATACACCGCCGGAATAGTTGAATTGCCGGGCAATGTATAAACACCAATTAAATTAGGCGATGCAGAAAGTAGCTCGCTAACTACTTCCCGAAGTTGTGCAATGTTCACAGTAAAAAGCCTCTCCGTAAGGAGAGGCTAGCAAAGAACAATGGAAAGATGAATCAGCTATTGGGAGCCGAAGGGATGAGCGAGCCAGTATTCTCAGCATTCTGATGAATGCCAATACGACCACGGCTAATCAAATCGAAGGTGCATTCCACGAGGTTATCAGCGGGATAGCTTTCGTTATAGTTCATCACGCAAGCAACAAAAGCCACTCGGTCATAGTAGTAAGTGGTGCCAGAAGCGCCAAGCTGCTTGTTGATCTCTACGTACACTTCGTGGTTCTTGTCATAGCGCGAAGCGCTAATCACTTGGAAAGCTTCATCAAAGCTATTGGGCAGGAACACAGTGCCATCAACGTCCTTTTGGAAATAGGAAGTGACAGATGCAGTGGCTTGGCTGGTAACAATCACGCTATCAGCAAAACCGCCACCGCCAAGCAGATAGAATTCTTGGTTGCCATCGTTAAAGGCAACAGAAGCCGTGGTAGCGGCTTGCAGGGTGTAAAGGGTGGGAGAGCCGGTCACGGTGAAGGTGGCGCCGCTTTGAGTGATGACGGGGCGACCGCTAGCAAGAGTGACAGAACCAACGCGCACAATCACGTCTTGGCTCTTCACCAGCTCAGTGGGATGGTAAAGCATGAGAAGATCCTCAATGGAAGGAAAGAATGATTAAGCGGCGCCATGCTTGATCAAGCATTGTCAACGCTTCCTTTGCCAATTAGTCTAAAAATTCCCCTAATTGGCGTGCCGAGGAACTGCCAATAATGAATAGCAATTTCCTCGTTCGGCAACAGCTCAAAACGCCCTTCTCTTCCATTGATTGTTGCTCTAGCAGAATCGCCAGGGACAATTCCAGAAAGTGTAAGCGGAGAAGTGAGGCGGCCTTCCATATACACTGCAGTTTGATCTGCACCAAGCAAATAATCGTACTGAGGATTACGCTTTTGCCTTAACGATGCGTAGTAAGTGACGCCTGTCGCAGCAGCTACGTAATTTCCAGTTTCGCTATCAAGCGCATAGCCCGAAGCCACTGACCATACCAAAGTGGAATTAGCAAGTGGCTCCAGGAAATTGCTCATACAACGAAACCAACAGAAGAAGAAGGAAGCAGATTTAGCATCCGCTTGAACTCTTGACCGTATTGAGTGGCATCTAGCCCCTCACCATAAACCTTGCCATCGGTGGCACCAATTTGAATGCCCATTTGTGCAAGTTGAATGGCAATGATATGAGCAGAAAGGAATTTAACTGCCCTGTCAGTTTGCTCCCCAAACACATCTTCTGAAGCATCAAACGTAGCTTCAGTGATGGCACCATTCACAATCCCCGATGGATGAGGAGTGAATTCGGGAAAACGCTCAAGAAAACTTGCATAAGTGACGGCCATAATCAGGCTTTCCCAATGCGAATGTTTTCAATGCGCTTGTTGATAGCATTACGTACGCGCACACGGCCTTCGATTTTTTTCCAGCCATTCAGTTGATCGGGATCATGAATAAGCTCGATCATGCGGATGGCTTCCACCATTGGCATCTGAGAAAGTGTTTGCACATCTTGCGGAATGTCTTCCACCATGATTTGCTCCCGTACTTCCTCAATGGCTCCAATGTTCATAAGACGCTTAACCGCCCTATTTTCACGAGCCACTTTCCATTGATGTTCTGGAATATCTTGATTAAGACCAGGCGTGAGTTGAATCATGCCAGTTTGCGTAATAATGCCAAACCCGCCTTCGCGGGGCGGGTTTTCAAGTTCGGGACGATAAGCAATGAGCATTGTTCAAAAGAAACAATTGTCCATAGCTTAACGTCCCTTGCTTGACTAACTATCCTCAGGCCGAAGCTTGAACGTAGATAACGCTCTTGGGATAGTACAGAGCCACGCCACCAACGCGGGCATGGGCGGGAACAATGAACTCAAGACCACGCTGTTGGGGCGGGAAGAGTTCCAGCGGCTGAGGAATGTGCAGTTGCAGTTTCTCAGGATCACGCTTATACACAACCATACGGTTGGTATTCAGCACGCTGTTGGCAGCATCCAGTTGGTTGATGGGCTCAACGTTACGGATGTAGGGGTTGGTACGCAGGAAGTATTCCAGCACGGTCACGTCCGAAGAGTCGGAATTGCGAGTGGTGGAAACTTTGTTGTAGTCCTCATAAGGCATGAGGATAGTGTCGGGCTGCTCCTTCATCTTGGAAGCGTTGATAATGGCGCTCACGCCATAGTTCAACAGTTCCAGCATTTCCTGAGCAGTGGTGCCACTATCGGTGAACCACTTATCGGCAGCAACAACGTCCACAGTGGAGTTGTTGAAGAAACCAGACAGACCGACGCTGCTCTCACCGAACAGAGCCACATCTTCCACTTTCTCCTCATAGGCACGGCGCACAGCAGCAGCACGACGCTGCTCCAGGGCAATGTTGGCCATTTGAGCAGCACGCAGTTCCTGCACGGTGTAACCGAAGGAACCACCGAAGGAGCGGATGTTGATGCTCTTCTCAACTTGGCTGATATCGGCGCGGGGCAGATCATCAGCAGCATCAGCGATCAGCTTGAACTCACCAGTGGAGTCCATGATGCGATAGGTGAAAGTCTGAGCGCCAGGGCCAGCTTCACTCGTAACAGGCAGGATGGTCGGATACTTAATATCCGCATACTGCACTTCAAACACTTGGGGGCGGATGTACTCAAGCTGACGCTCAAGGAACAGACCCGCATCATCCATACGGAATTCAGACATGGTTAAAGCCTCCTATCAATCGCCAGTGAGGGTAAACGAGGGGCCATTCAGCTCCAGAATCGCAACGCCATCACCAGTGGTGGTGGTCAGATAGCGAGCATTGGACAGAACGGCAGTCTTGCCAGAAATGACGGCGTTATTGAAACGACCGGCATACTTCACGCCAGTAGCAGTGTGAATCACGCGCACAGCAGTGGAAGGGTTGACAGCGCCATGCACGTACACGGCAACTGCACCTTCGCTGGCCACGTTCATCACTTGATCCACTTTCACACCAGGACGGCTGTTGGCATCCAAGGCGGTTTCGTCCACATAAGTGAGGACGTTAATGCCCAGGAATGTATCGCCAGATGCGGAAATGGTTTTAGCGCCAGTACCACCAGTGCCAGTGCTGTCATACACAACGCCATTACCAAAAGGAATGACGACGGCAGTTTCGTTGACGCGGGTGATAATGGTGTTATCACGAATGTCGGACAGTTGACCTTCCAGCAGTGCGTCGTGCTCCAGAGCATAAGTCTGTTGCACGCCACCAGCGGAAGGAGAGCCCGAGGCAGAGAAAGTTACGGCCATGATTACTTAGCCTCCTTGGAGATGGAAAGGGGCTTCTTCCAGGCGTTCTGCAGCATATCCATGTAAGCGGAAGGAGCAGAAACGGGAGAAGCAATGGAAGCTACGGCTTTACGCAGCTCGTCAGTGGTGGCAGAGTCAGAACGACCCTCGGAAAGAGTGTCGAACATTGCCTGCACGTAGTCATCGCTCTTCTCAGAAAGATCAAGCTCATCACCACGCACTGCTTTGATGGAATCAACCATCACTTCGCGAGCAGTTTTGCCAGCAAATTCATAAGCAGAATCCAGGACGGGCTTGGCTTTCTCAATGAGAGCCACGCGCTCTTCAACCATGGAATCAAGATTGATTTCTTGAGCAGCAGCAAGTTCGCCTTTCAGCTCTTCCACTTGCTCGGCCAGGGCATCGGCGCGACCCTCAGCGGAATCGCACTTGCCCTTCATTTCTTTTTCCATGGCGTCCATTTCTTCCTTCATTTTGGAAGCCTTGGACATCATTTCATCGTACTTTTGCTTCATGTCCTCGTAGGACATTTTGGCGTCTTCGCGTTCTTTGGTGATCGCAAGAGCAACGCTCTCAGTCACCTCAAACTCGGCGCCATCAAAAACGACTTTTGCCGTCATGAGATGGTCTCCTCCATTAGAGATCAATGATGGGTCAGCAGCATCTTGCCTATCAAGATGAAGCTTCACTTGCGGGCCAGCGCGGCCCCGACGAACAACGGCGATGTGATTGCCGATGATTTCCTTTTGGATGCCATCGTAATGTTCACCGTTTTCTGTAACGCCAGGCGTGGGATCATAATTCACCCTATAGCCCGCGCTTACCTCACGAGCATCGCCTTTCATGATGCGCTTAATGGTGTCTTCGTCAGTGATGGTCATCACCGCCTTTACGAAACCATTGTCGTACACCACTTCAGTACCACTAAAGCCTACTTGGTAGTCCTTAGTATTCTCGGAATCGAGCAGTACAGGCGGATGCTCAGAAGTGATTGCCTTGCCCGCGAATGAAGCAAGACTATCGGGAGACGCCACTTCTATTTCAGGACGATATTCGCGACGAATGGAACCATCACTATCTGTGTAGTGTTGGATGCCAGTCCGCGCGATTGAAGCCCACGCTCGAAGATAACCTTCTGGCGTGAGTTCGTATTTCTCAATAGGAGAGAAATCGTATCGGCAAGAAATGGTGCTCATATTCATACTTTATCAAGAAGCAAATGTTATACTTTATAGGCTTATGCAAAACGGAATAAACCATCGTGATGTTTTTGGCGCGTAGCACGACGGATGCTCTTAAACTTCCCCACCAAGAGGCTCGCATTCTCATTGCGAGTCGCATTAAAGAAGCCCGGCTTAATGCCGGGCTCACGCAACATGACGTGGCGAAAGAACTCCACATTAGTCAAAGCTCTTATTGCCGCATTGAAAAAGGCACTGCTCCGCCAGACTGCGTGCAGATTCGCACGCTCAGCGGTCTCTATGGAATTAGCGTTCTATGGCTGATGGGCTACCCATCTTTCATTGCAAAAATTAATTGATTTCTTGATAAATGCCGTTTATCAAGGAGGTCAATAATCAATCCTCATCATCGTCTTCGCCGCGAATGCTGGCAAGTTGATGTTCAATGTCTTCCATAATGTAAGACTTCGCCATCGCCTCAATTTCAAACGTGAGGAACTTTGTTGGCTCAAAATGCTCATCAGGCTTTTCATAAACGCTCATCACATAGATGTGCGTTTCGTCCAGCCGTCCATTCTTAAAACATTGCTTCTCTACCAGCTCCCACCTAGAAGTGTTGCGATGCTCATTGGCGGAAAGAATAGAGAGAGCCTTTAAAAGACCAATGCCTTCGTC